AACTCTGCTTTCCAGTTGATGAATACGAGCTTGAAGGCAGAGTTTGTTATGGTGGACTTGACCTTTCAAGCACGACAGATATAACAGCATTTGTGCTAGTCTTTCCTCCGATCGATGATGATGACCGGTACCAAGTATTACCGTACTTCTGGGTTCCAGAAGATACACTGGATCTGAGAGTTCGGCGTGATCACGTGCCATACGATTCCTGGGAGAAGCAGGGATACGTAATGACTACCGAAGGAAACGTTATTCACTATGGCTTCATAGAGAATTTCATAGAAGAACTCGGAACCAGATTTAACATCCGAGAGATCGCATTTGACCGCTGGGGCGCTGTACAGATGGTGCAGAACCTCGAAGGAATGGGGTTTACTGTCGTACCTTTCGGACAGGGATTCAAGGACATGAGCCCACCGACAAAGGAGCTTCTGAAGCTTGTCCTTGAGCAGAAGATAGCTCATGGTGGTAATCCAGTCCTCAGATGGATGATGGATAACATCATGATAAGACAGGACCCTGCTGGGAATATAAAGGCAGATAAGGAAAAGTCGACCGAGAAGATCGATGGATGCATTGCGACCATCATGGCACTTGACCGGGCCATCCGCTGTGGAAATGACTCAAGTGAGAGTGTATATGACGAACGCGGGCTATTGGTATTCTAAAAAAGCACAAAATAGTACAACACAATATCCAACAATACATGCATGAAATCCTGCATATAATAAACGTTTGATATAACTCGCCAAAAAGCGCCAATTAGTGCTTGTTGACCTTGAAATCACAGAGATTTATAGTTTATATACCGGCCGGAATTCTTATAGAAAAGTAGGAGGAATAGACATGCTTAACGAGAGACAGGTAATGCTCGTCGTTTCTTCAGCTATGTCCAAATATTCTGCTCGGAATAACGGCAAGAGAGGGCTAGCTAAGGAAGACATAATCGCTACTGTGGCACAATTTGGCGGAGATGCATACGATGTTCATGCAGCGATGGTAATGGGGATAAAGCGTGTTGCACCTAGCCATCATATATTTCTGGACTGAGGTGGCCGCTATGAAAACAACATGTATTGAAGACAAACTGAGCGTATTATCGACGGACGCTAGCTGCATACAGGTTCTTACTGCAGAAGCAAGTGAAGCGGTTGAACCAAACAGCTCGGACTATTTCAAGCTTTACGCTGCATACGAACTTGCAGAAAAACAAATTAGGCTTACCGAAGAAATAGAAGATTGGTTAATAGAAATTAGGGATAAATTACAATAAGTACTGCACAAACGGTATCAAAAAAGCATCTCTTCGGAGGTGCTTTTTTATGCAAATGTAGTATGCGAATTGAGGAATAAAATATGCAATACGATTTCTGCTACTGTGGTATCTTTTATATAAGATCTCAGAGGCGGAGGATAGATAAATGGGCATACTTGATAAAATAGCAGAAGTTTCTCCAAGATTGGCATCGGACCTAAGCGATATGGGAAAAGACTTAAAGAAAGCAGCCGAAGATTCTGGACTAATTGAGGATTTCGAAGAACTGAAATCCAATAGAAAAAAGGGCCTTGCTGATTTCAAAGAATCATATGCTGATGCAAAAAAGGAATACAATAAAGAAATACAGGCATGGAAAGCAAATCCCAAAGAAAAACTAGATCAGGCAAAACAGGAGCAGCGAAGAAGACAAGGCATTAAAGTTCTTAAACTGGTATCCTCAAGCCCTGAGATCAATAGGTATAATTCATGGAATATTTATGACGATACCGATGAGCTGATTTATACTGCTCAGCATTCGTTTTATGATTATATGGAAAACGGCTTCTCCCTTGAAAGTGTAGATCAAAGAATTGAAGTTCACGAAGATATAAGAGGTGTCTTACAAAACAAACGATGCATTGTAATCAATGGTGAAGACGTAAGTTTTGTCCAGAAACATGGCGGGAGATATTCTATTTTAGAAGGTGAGTGGACAGTAGCAGGGTCTGATATATATCATTTGGGTAAAAAAGTAGCGACAATATCAAATGTTCCATCACTAGGAGAAACTTCAACTCGTGTAATTTACAACGCAAATGAAGATCCGCTGTGGTTACTAATAATGACTATGCTTAGGAAGGCGAAATAATCTGAATCTTACATATACAATACTGTTTATAGCATCTCTCAGGAGGTGCTTTTTTAGTGCTTGAAATTGGAGGAAAGAATGGGAATCTTCGACTATTTATTCAACTCAAGAGATAAGCCGGAGAACAGAACCAGCGGAAGCTCATACAGCTTCTTTCTTGGTACGAGTTCATCTGGCAAAAGGGTAAATGAAAGGTCAGCAATGCAGATGACTGCAGTCTATAGCTGCGTGAGGATCCTTTCAGAGGCAGTGGCAAGTCTGCCTCTTCATCTTTACAGATATAACGACAAGGGCGGCAAGGAGAAAGCTACTGATCATCCGATGTACTTCATTCTCCATGATGAGCCTAATCCGGAAATGACAAGTTTCATTTTTAGAGAGACTCTGATGACACATCTGCTCTTGTGGGGTAATGCTTATGCGCAGGTTATCCGTAATGGAAAAGGCGACGTGGTTGCACTGTATCCACTGATGCCTAACAGGATGACAGTGGATCGCGATGAGAAGGGCCAGCTCTATTACGAGTATACGATATCAGATACAGACCCTCAGACCATGAAAGGCACGACTGTGAAACTGAGCCCGAGAGATGTATTGCACGTTCCGGGACTTGGGTTTGATGGCCTGGTCGGTTATAGCCCAATCGCAATGGCGAAAAATGCCATCGGGCTTGCTATATCTGCTGAAGAGTATGGCTCGAAGTTCTTTGCTAATGGTGCGAATCCTTCCGGAGTCCTTGAGCACCCAGGAGTCCTTAAGGACCCCTCGAGGATAAGGGAGAGCTGGACACAGACCTTCGGAGGCAGCAACAACTCAAACAAGGTAGCTGTGCTCGAGGAAGGGATGAAATATACCCCTATATCCATCTCGCCGGAGCAGGCACAGTTTCTTGAAACAAGGAAGTTCCAGATAAATGAAATAGCCAGGATATTCAGAGTCCCGCCACATATGGTAGGTGACCTGGATAAGTCGAGCTTCTCAAACATTGAGCAGCAGAGCCTGGAATTTGTGAAGTATACGCTTGATCCTTGGGTATCTCGGTGGGAGCAGGCTATGGTGAGGTCACTCCTGAAACCTGAAGAAAAGAGCAAATACTTCATTAAGTTTAATCTTGACGGACTTCTCAGAGGAGACTATCAAAGCAGGATGAATGGTTATGCTGTGGCCCGTCAAAATGGCTGGATGAGCGCAAACGATATACGTGAACTTGAGAATCTGGATCGTATACCTGAAGAAAAAGGTGGCGATCTTTATTTAATTAACGGAAACATGACCAAGCTTGAAGATGCTGGCCTGTTTGCGGGAAAGGAGAACACAGACAATGAAGAAGTTCTGGAATTGGAAACAGGCTAGAGCTGTAAACGAGGATAACGGAGATGAAGTCATTGAAAGGGTCCTGGAGCTTTATGGAACTATCGCAGAAGAATCTTGGTTTGATGACGACATAACGCCGGCGATGTTCAGAGAAGAGCTTTTCTCAGGAACCGGCCCGGTGACTATATGGATCAACTCACCCGGAGGAGACTGTTTTGCAGCCAGTCAGATATACACAATGCTGATGGACTATAAAGGCCCGATCACAGTGAAGATCGATGGTATTGCTGCATCGGCAGCATCAGTTATAGCGATGGCTGGAACTGAAGTATTGATGTCACCGACAGCAATGATGATGATCCACAATCCTGCAACGATCGCATTTGGTGACCACCAGGATATGGAGAAAGCAATAGACATGCTTTCCGAAGTTAAAGAAAGCATTATAAACGCATATGAGCTAAAAACATCACAGCCTCGAAAGACTCTGTCAAAGATGATGGATGAAGAGACCTGGATGAACGCAAAGAAGGCCGTGGAGATGGGCTTTGCAGACGCAATGCTGGAGGATAGCAAACTGCACCCGGACCCAGAGGCCTTTTCTTTTTCTGCAAGTGCTGTTGAAAGAGCCCTTATAAACAAGATTTCGGCAGTGGCTGCACCTAAGGAGCCCGTTAAACCTGGACGCAATATTGATGATCTCAAGGCGTCCCTTTACAAAAAGCTGCTTTAAGCAAGGAGGATATAGCGATGACTATTACTGAAATGAGAGACAAAAGAGCAAAGCTGTGGAACTCTATGGAGAGCTTCCTGGATACAAGAAGAAATGATATGGGTGTTCTCACAGCAGAAGACGATGCAACATACGCATCAATGGAATCTGATCTCGATATGATGACAAATGAGATCAAGAGAATGGAGAGAAGAGAAGCTCGTGAGGCTGAGATGAATAAGCCAGTAAACGAGCCTATAAGAGTAATGCCGGAGCAGACGGGTATGAAACCTCAGAAGACCGGAAGAGCATCCGACGAGTACAACGAGGACTTCAATGCACACCTGCATGGTAAGCCTCTTGTCCACAATGTGCTTTCTACAACTCCGGATGCAGATGGCGGATACCTTGTACCGGAGGATTTCGAAAGACAGATCCTGATGGAGCTTGAGGAAGAGAATGTTATCCGTAAGCTGGCTAAGGTCATTCAGACACAGCATGAGAGAAAGATCCCTGTTGCAGTAGGTCATTCTGTAGCACAGTGGACTCTTGAGAATGCAGCATACCAGGAGAGCAACCCTACATTCGGCCAGAAGACGATCGACGCATACAAGCTGACAGACCTGGCGAGAGTATCCAATGAGCTCCTGCAGGATTCAGCCTTCGATATCCAGGACTACCTGATGAAGGAGTTCGCAAGAGCATTCGGTATTGCTGAGGAAGAAGCTTTCTGTGTGGGTGATGGCAATAACAAGCCGACCGGTATCTTTACTGCGAACGGTGCTTCCGCAGGTATTACAGCTGCAAGCCAGACAGCTATCACTACAGATGAAATGATCTCACTTGTTTACTCCCTCAAGAGCCCTTACAGAAGAAACGCGAAGTTCCTGATGCATGATCAGACACTGTCGCTTCTGAGAAAGCTTAAGGATGGTAACGGAGCATACCTCTGGCAGCCATCCGTACAGGCAGGAGAACCGGACAGACTTCTCGGTTATGAGATCTACACATCTCCGTATGTACCGACAGTAGCTGCTGGTGCAAGAGCTATCGCATTCGGTGACTTCAAGAACTACTGGATCGGTGACAGACAGAACAGAACAGTCCAGAGACTCAATGAGCTGTACGCTACAAATGGTCAGGTAGGCTTCATCTCCGCAGAGAGGGTCGACGGAAAGATGATCATGCCTGAGGGTGTGAAACTTCTTCAGATGAAGGCATAGGAGGTGCATCATGGCTTACAACGTTAAAAACTATACCGAGCAGGGCGGCGAAGTCACCCATATCGGTGGAAAGCTTGTTATCGATGAAGGAGGCTCTATTGAGGGCCTCCAGGCCGAGAATCAGGCAGATAGTACTGCGACTACTGTTGCAAATCTGAAGGATGATTTCAATAGTCTGCTTGCAAAGCTGAAGGCTGCAGGACTTATGGCTGCAGACGAATAGTTACAGGAGGACCTGATGGTTACGCTTGAAGAAATGAAGCAGTACCTTCGCATAGACTTCGATGATGAGGATTCCCTTATACAGGACCTCATCACCGGAGCGATGAAAAGCTGCATGGATATAGCTAGAGTTGAAACGGAAGAAGATCTTGCAGAGATAGATAACGCCAAGATCGCTGTCATGTTTGCTACAGCATATATGTATGAGCACCGTGAGGAGGCAAATCATAACAACATGAATCTTACGCTGCGAGCTCTTCTGTTTTCTTCTCATGAAGGAGGCTTCTGATGAAGGTATCTAGGTTTAATAAGAAGGTCACATTTCAGAAGAATGAGACCAGCAGTGATATCGTTGGAAACCACACTAATACCTGGACAGATTACTATACCTGCAGAGGAACAATCTCTGGCGAAGGTGGAACCGAAGTGCGTGATGCAGGCGTGATTGTCAGTAATACTGGTTTATCACTCACAGTAAGGTATTGCAGGAAAGCCGCTGCAATTGATGAGACCCATTACCGAGTCGTCATTGATGGCGAGCTTTACAACATCGAGTCGGTGGACCACTTTTCGTATAAGCATCAGGCCCTCAAGTTCAAATGTCAGAAGGTGAGACGATGAAGGTATCTGAACTAGCAAAAGAGATCGAAAAGGAACTGACACTACAAATGGAGACGTCAACAAAAGTAGTGAAGAGTGCGATCAAGGAAGTAGCAAGAGAGGTAAAGGATGAGATCCAGGCAGGTGCTCCTGTAGGGAAAACAGGCAAGTATGCCAAAAGCTGGCGCACAAAGGCAACTGAGGAGACAGCCACAAGTATTACTTACACAGTGCATGCTACAAAGAAAGGATACCCACTTGCTCATCTTCTTGAGTTTGGACATGCAAAGCGTGGTGGAGGCAGAACAAGTGCCATAGAGCACATTAAGCCTGCAGAAGAGAAGGCAGGAGAGCTACTTGAGGAGAGAATCAGGAGGGGACTTTCATGATGGAGAATATCATGCAGGAGATAGGTCTTCCGTGGGCCTATCACCACTATGCGGAGGGAGAGTCGCCTGATCCACCTTTCATGCTGTATCTCTATCCGCAGAGTAATAACTTTGGTGCAGACAATATAGTCTACGCAAAAACAACTGATGTATATTTAGAGCTTTATACGGATCTGAAAGATCCATCATTAGAAGAACAGATAGAAAGCATCTTAGAGAGCAACAGTATTTACTGGGATAAATCCGAAGTATGGATAGAATCCGAAAAGCTCTATGAGGTGCTTTATTCATTTGAAACGGAGGTTAAGTAGACATGGGAGACAAGAATAAACTCACATATGGTCTTTCAAATGTTCATGTCTGGCCTATAACAGCAACCAGTGATGAAGGCGTTCCTACTTATGGAACTAAGATTAAAGTTCCTGGCGCTAAAGAAGTAACGCTTTCTGCTGAGGGAGAGGTCGTCAAATTCTATGCTGACAATATCGTGTACTGGACAGCTGAAGCTAATAACGGATACAGCGGAACACTCACTATCGTTGAGGTGCCAGAGGCATTCGCACAGGAGATCCTTAAGCAGATCAAGGATGTGAATGGTGTCCTGGTGGAAGATGCATCGAGCACCGGAGCTGAATTCGCTATGGCATTTGAGTTCGAAGGAGATGTTAACAAGAAAAGACACATTTTCTACCGCTGCACTGCAGGAAGACCTGATGTTGCTTCCCAGACGAAGGAAGAAAACATCGAACCAAACACAAACCAGCTGTCAATAAATGCTATGCCGAGACTTGATAATCACTACGTTAAAGCAACAGTGGCAGATGCCGAGTCAGCTGCATACGAAAACTGGTATGGAGAGTCACCGTACGTGCCGACTCTGACAGCTACACCTGTGGTATCCGGAGGTAACTAGAAATGGTAAAGACCATAACGATAGGAGAGAGGGATGTGCGCTTTGATACATCCCTCTCATGGATGTTTAAATACAGGACCCAGTTCGGGCATGATCCGATAGATGTGATAATGCCTGCAATAAAGGCAGCGATTCCTCTTGTTGAGATCGATGGAGGTAAGCTTACAATAGCTGACCTGGATCTGCTGACAGATATCCTGTCCGAGCTTAATTTCACTGAGGCACTTCAGCTCATATGGGCTATTGCTGCTAATGGTGATAAGGACATTGATGATCCTGAAAAGTGGTACAGCAGATTTGAGTTCTTCCCACTAGATGAGGTCCTTACAGAAATCGGACCGGCACTTCTTGAGTCCTGCATGAGCTCAAAAAAATTCAAGGCACTGTCTCAGAAACTCAGGAAGGCAGTGCCGAAGACATCAGCCTCGAAACAATCCTCCAGGGAGGCTTAATGCGTGGTCTACGTATGGATGATACTGAAAGAATGACTCTCGGCATGTGGATCGATTATGTGATCGAGTGGAACAATATTCACTTCGCACCGGGAACGGATAATGCTAAAAGAGCAACACAATCTGATTTTGATGCATTTTAGTAGCGTACTGTTGTATACTGAAATTAATTAGTAGCTGTAATCAATGGGAGGTATACGCCATGAAAATGAGATGGTTGATGCTGTTTATAGCAGTGGTAGCGATTTCAGTATTTCCATCGTGCAGTAATGAGACAGCTATCGAAACAGATGACGAGATAGATATTGAATCAGAAATCATATCGGAAGATTCGAGCTACTATAATGCTTTTGTAGATTACTATGATTATGCCTGCTATGTTGTGGAAGGTGATGATAGCAACTATCACCATCAGCAGTGCAAAACAATAACTGATGAAAACTTCAGATGCAGGATTTACAACAAGGCTGAAGTAGAGGCACAGAATCTGAAGCCGTGTTCAGAATGCTGGGGATTGACTCCGGACGAGTTTTTGGAAGAGTATTACGGAGCTGGGAGCAATGAAACCGCTTATAAAGACGCTGCTGTAGAAGTAGTAGCCCACTGTGCTGCTATCAATAATTCTGACAACAGATATTATCACCGTATACGCTGTCATACGATGGAAGGCGAAGATTTTGTTTTCTTGAATACGGAAGCTGCCGAAGCTGACGGGTATGAGCCTTGCCCAACCTGCTGGGGTGGAGATAATGCGAATGCAAGGATCTATATTACTAATACCTACTAGATTGGAGATTACTATGAGAAAGTGCTTAATAATATCATTGATCCTTCTGATCTGTCTTTTTTGTACAGGTTGCGGTGGTGGTCCTCTAGAGGCTTCTGAAGTGGTCGGTGATTATGGCGAGTTCGAAATTGACGACAATAATTGTGTGTGGCCTGCTAGCGATGGAGGAAAATACATATCAATCAAATGGAAAGTAACCGATGCAGAGAACGGAATGATTTCTTTTACATATGAAATTACTGACGATAATGTAATGGCATATGATGAAGATTTCTGGACTGAATACCATGAAGCAGGATTTGAATACCCAGAGGACGCACTAGAGGAATATATGTATGAAATTGCAGAATCGTATGAATTACCGGAAGAAGGTGAATACAAATACGATAGAAGTGAAAAGAAACTAGTATCGGAGAATTACGTCGATTATTACAAAAAAGACTGATTATTAAACAGCAGATGATTATGCAGAAAGCACCTCTTCGGAGGTGTTTTTCTTTGCGTTATTTTGGAAAGGAGGAGCCTTGGATGGCAGGTAATATCAAAGGAATAACGATAGAACTGAACGGAGATACCACTAAGTTGGATAAGGCTCTTCGTAGTGTTAACAGGGAAACACAAACCGTTCAGAAGCAGCTCCAGGAGGTCGAAAAGGCTCTGAAAATGGATCCGGGTAATGCTGACCTCATAAAACAGAAAGAGCGCCTCCTGGGTGAGGAAATAGAATCTACAAAGAGAAAACTTGAGATGCTGAGGCAGGCTGATGAGCAGGTCACAGAGGATATGGAGAATGGCGTCGATGGAGCTGCTGAAAAGCATAATGAGCTCCAGAGACAGATCTCTACAACAGAAGCAAAAGAAAAGATGCTCCAGCGTGAGCTGGATAAACTTAAGGAAGTCCCATCAAAGATCGATCAGGTCGCACAGTCTATGGCGAAGACTGGAGAGAAGATCAAGAATGCAGGGGACAAGATGAAGGGGTTCGGAAAATCATACTCAAAGTATGTGACCGCACCCCTTACTGCTGCTGGCACAGTTGGTGCAAAAAAGTTCGCTGAAGTGGATAAGACCATGCAGCTTACAAATGCCACCATGAAGAATACCGAAGAGCAGGCTGAACTTCTGAACCAGGCAATGAAGGATGCTGCTGCGAACTCAACCTTCGGTATGAGTGATGCGGCAACAGCTACTCTTAACTTTGCCAGGGCAGGACTTACTGCAGAGCAGGCAGCGTCAGCACTGGCACCTGCCATGAACCTTGCAGCCGGAGAAGGGGGAGATCTTGAGACAGTATCTGCAGGGCTTGTGGCGACTATAAACGGCTTTGCGGGTTCGTTCGATGAAGCATCCACATATGCAGATATCTTTGCAAATGCATGTAATAACTCGGCTTTGGACATAGACAGCTTATCTGAAGCAATGTCTGTTGCAGCGCCGATATTCCACGCAGCCGGATACTCCGTCCAGGATGCGGCGCTATATATGGGAACGATGGCTAATGCAGGTATCGATGCAAGCACAGCAGCCAATGCCCTTAAAACAGGTATGGCAAGGCTTGTATCTCCTGCAAAGGATGCACAGGGCTGGCTCAATAAACTTGGTGTTGAAGTAACTAATGCAGATGGCTCAATGAAGGACTCTGTGACAGTGCAGAGAGAACTCCATGATGCATTCAGCACTCTTTCTGAATCTGAGCAGCTTGCTGCTGCTGGAGCCATTTTTGGCAAAAACCAGATGTCTAACTGGCTTGCCCTCATTAATACAGCACCTGAAGATGTGGCAGCACTGAACTCACAGCTCAGTGAGAACGGTACTACAACAGAGATGGCAACAGCAATGATGTCGGGCTTCGGTGGATCGATGGAGAAACTGAAATCCGGCATTGATGTAGCTGCGACATCACTTGGTGAAGCTCTTGCACCTATCATTTTGAAGGTAGCTAACGGTATACAGTTATTGGTCGACTGGTTCAATTCACTGTCACCGACAGCAAAAAGAGTGGTAGCAGTCATACTTCTTATAGTTGCAGCCATCGGACCGCTCCTGGTGATCATAGGAACACTGATGTCCAGCATAGGAAGCATCATGACAATGGCACCGAAACTACTGGCTGCATTTGCAGGTTTCAATCCTATGATCCTAGTAATAATAGCGGCCATAACTGCCCTTATAGCCGTAGGAGTATGGCTGTATAAAAATTGGGATACTATCAAGGCTAAGGCTATCGCAATAAAAGAAAGCGTTGTCCAGACATGGAATGACATGAAGACGAAGGTCATAGGCTCTCTAACTACACTTAAGACAGGTGCCATAAATGCCTACAATACCCTTAAAACAGGTGTGACGAATATCGTACAGACGCTTGTAGGCGGTGTTGTCAGCAGGTTCAATGCGCTGAAATCGACTGTAGCATCCGTCTGGAACAACATCAAGAGCGCGATCATAAGCCCGATGGAGACTGCGAAAAGCAAGGTGTCCGCTATAGTACAGAGACTAAAGAGCTTTTTCCCACTGTCGGTCGGAAGAGTCTTTTCAAATATAAAGTTGCCGCACTTCAAGATATCGGGTGGAACTCCTCCGTGGGGCATAGGCGGAAAAGGAACAAAGCCAACTATCGGTATTAACTGGTATAAGACCGGAGCCATATTCGATAGGCCTTCTGTAATCGGTGTAGGAGAAGCTGGCCCGGAAGCTGTTGTTCCTATAGATACTCTTTGGAACAAGCTGGATAACATCACAAGAGCAGTGATGGATACAAGAAGTGAAGCTACTTCTGAGATTCAGCCTGTGACAATAGTTGTGCAGCTTGATGGAAGAGAGATTGCAAGAGTTACAGCACCACATATGGAGTCAGAGCTTAACAAGATCCAGAATAGAGCAAACAGAAAACTCGGATATATATAGGAGGCATAATGAGCAAGGAAAGAGCTAGCCTCACTAACGAGGCTGTTAAGATAAACGGAACATATATCGAAGACATAATCGATGGGTATGTGACACTCAAAACTACCGGAAGAAGGTCTCTTGAGAAATCTCTGAATACATATTCTGTTGGGATAGCTGATGGAGAGAAACTAAGATCCAGCAAGTTTCCTTCAAGAACGATTAAGGTGGAATTCCTTATACATTCTGAAACTGAGGACGACCTTATACGGGCCATTAATCAGCTTAATAATATTCTCAACATAGAAGAGTGTGACTTCGTATTTAACGACGAGCCTGACAAGTTCTTCACCGGTACTGCTGTGATGGATGGAGAAGTGGAGAAGGTTCCGAAAGCTGTAAGCGGATCATTCACCATATATTGCGGTTATCCGTTCAAGCGATCTGTGCTTGTGACAACACTCTCAAGTGATGATGCAGCTGGAGTTGTAGTAGATAATACATCTGCAACATTCACTTTCGATTATACCGGAACATATCCGGCAAGACCTGTTCTTCGTGCAGAGTTCGCCTCTGCAAAAGAAAATGGTGACTATTCTGAGGATGGTGATTGTGGGTTTGTCGCATTTTTAGATGATGAGGAGAATATAATCCAGCTTGGAAACCCAGAGGTGGTTGATGTGGACCAGTATGCAAAGAACGGCACTTTGGCCAATAGTGAGTTCACATCATTAACAGGCTGGACACCATCAAACGTATCTGCAGCCTTAATTACAGACCAGTTCTGGAACAGTGGCAGAGGGCAGACGCAGTATTACGCTAAACCAAGCGGTACCGCATCACTATCGAGAAAAACTGACGGAGCTGTGGATGCGGAGTTTGATATCGTCCACCGGCTTTGCGTAAGCTCTGCCTCGCAGATCGGAGTATTTGAAGCACTTTCGAAGAACAACGGGAAAACTGTTGTAGGATTTAGGATTAAGAAAACCGGAAATGGCACAAGCGGAACTGTGGAGTACATACTAAACGATAAAGTAGTCGGGGCAGACTCGATTGACTTGGCTTTTTACAATACTCATTTCGGGTACTGTAGACGTGACCCTGTATATACCCAGCAGACATATCAACAGAAGGTCGTCACATACGTAAAGCAAAAGAAAAAGAAGAAGAAAAAGAAGAAGGTAAGCTATGTAACAAAGACCCGTACAGTGCAAAGCGGGTGGAAATACACTCAGTCGAATCTTAACAGTGGCTGGTCCAAAGATGGCAGCACTGTTATTTTTTCTGTCGGAAATCTGCCCGACAGGACCTTCAAGTGCTCGGACATTACTAATGTTGCATCTATAGATATCGTATTCAACTTCAGTGGGTCTATGCACACTAATGCACTCCACTCATGTTCACTTATAGCATGCCCGGGGGTTCCATTTGCTGAGATCCCGAATGTATTCACTGCAGGTGACATTGTAGAGGCAGACTGTAATGATGCGAACGTGTATCTTTACAGGTCTGGCTCCCTTGAGGGCCACCTTGAGCCACAGTACGGAGCTCTTGGTAATGACTGGGAGGACTTCGAGATAAAACCTGGAAGGAATGTCATAAGAGCCGTGTGGTCAAACTGGGTGAATCCTACATATAAGCCGAAGGTCCAGATACTATTCAATGAGGTTTACATATGATCATATATTTCAGTGACAGACAGCTTAATATACTGGGCCAGGCCACAACTGAACTTCCTTCCGGATACAGGATATCTGAAGATAAAACGACCGAGGACGTTGAGAGCGGAGTAAATATCTTCGAGTGTACGATCACATGGACGGATGATACAAGATCCGATCTGACATTTGTGATAAGCGCAGGAAACTACATCCTCAAAACTAATAGAAATGACAGTAACTACAACTCGCTTTATCAGATAGTTGAAACTGAGACTGATACAAAAGAGCAGGAGATAAGGCTTTATGCGGAGGACGCAGGACTTGATTTACTGAACACAGTATGCGGGGCGACTTCGCTATCAAATAAGACACTGCCTCAGATGATGAGGTACTTTCTTCCGGGTGACTGGTCTTTAAATGTGATGGACGCACCAACAACTGCGAAGTCAAACACATGGGATGGCGATTCAACCTGCACTGAAAGACTCCGCTCTGTGGTAGGACTGTGGGACTGCGAGCTTTACTACTCTTTCAGGATAGAGGGCCTGCAGGTAAAAGAGAAGATTGTGAATGTCGTAAGAAGACGTGGACTGCAGGAAGCGATTCCACAGCTCAGGCTGAACTACGATATAGACAGGATAGTTACTAAGACCAGCATAGCAGACCTCGTAACAGCTCTTAAAGTTACTGGAGGAAATCCTTCAGGGTCAGGTTCGCCTATCAATCTCGTCAACTATGCTTATGAGTATACCGATCAGGATACTGGGGATATATATCGCGTCGACAAGGCTACGGGACAGATGCGAAATATAACCGCTATGGATAGATGGTCAAGCATGCTGGATGAAGACGGGCTCTGGCTGGGCTCGTTTTTCTATGATACAGATAACAAAGCGATGCTTGCAGGACAGGCAAGAGCAGAGCTCCAAAAGCTCTCAAGACCTGCAGTCAATTACGAAGTGGACTTCGCAAAGCTTCCGGAGAGCCTAGCTATCGGAGACAGAGTAAACATTATCGATGATGATGGTGAGCTGTACCTGGAGGCCAGGATCCTCCGAATAGAGACCTGTGAGGCTGATGGAAGCCAGACAGCGACTATCGGAGATTATCTTCTGAAGACCTCTGGTATATCCGATAAGGTTCAGCAGCTTGCGGCGGATGTTGCTGCACTGGGGGATATAGAAACAGCATATACATGGGTTGCTTATGCTGATGATAACCAGGGCACACATATAAGCCTATATCCTGCAGGAAAGACTTACATAGGAATAGCGGTCAATAAGCCTTCGCCTGCAGTGGATATATCAGATCCGACAGTGTTCTCATGGCTTCCATTGGAGCAGGATCAGATAGTAGCACTATCGTGTGAGATCACGTCTAGCAACGGCACGCTGTTTCTGACCACGGTCATAGATACAGTGCTGACAGCACACGTGTATGCAAACGGAGCAGAGCTGACGCAGGCACAGATTGCGGATATAGGGGTGATCAGATGGTACAACGCTGATGACCTGACCACCGTGATAGCTACAGGACCGACATATACGATAACGCAGGCGATGAATATTACTACTATAAGCGTAAAGGCAAGGCTGGAGGTGGATAATGCCTGATATTAAAGCTCAAAATGAAAAAGCCCTGGCATCAGTCAAGGCAATATATGATGCAGCAGAGCAGGCAAAGTCGGACGCTCTAAGAGCTAAGGGTGCTGCCGATGATGCAGCAGATGCAGCAGAGCTTGCTGACGGGAAAGCAGACGAAGCAAAAGCATCAGCTCTTGCTGCAGGTAAGGCAGCTTACGGAGCTCTAACACAGCTTTCTCTTGTCGAGGATGTTGTTGGGACACTTGCCTGGATCACAAAGCATGGAAGGTATGCCTTGACTGCTGATGAAACGGTCACTCCAGGAAAACATTACTTTATAAAGACTGGTGATTCGTACAGCCTGGTCATAAGCCCGGCAGCTGATCCCAAAACTGCTGGATACTACGAGCTTGTATCTGTAGATGAAGCCGTATCCAACTATGTAGCAAGCCATCTGTCGTTAACAGACCAGGGGCTCTGGGTTACAAAGGACAATAACGCATATAAGATCTTACTCGCCAGTGATGGGATGAAGGTCTATGACAGCGGAGGCAACCTGGTAGCTACCTTCGGTGAGTCAATAAGGTTCTCGTCATCCAGGCCACAATACATCGGTGGCGAGGATGCATTCATTATCTTTTTTGACAGTGACAATGATGGCGTTCCGGATGCCATTAATATTGGCGGAAACAATGTCACGTTTCTTGGGAACAGAAGACTATCTGATCTTATATCATCACTTGATGACGCAGAAAAGACAGCTACAAACTACATAACAGATATATCAAATCAGGGGATTTGGGTAACTCCTGTAGACAAAAAGCCCGGAACATCAAATGCGTCAGGTGTTCATATTACGGATAGCGTAGACATTGTACGTAATGGTGAAAGAGTAGCTTCCTATGGTGAATCTGCTGTTATAGGCAAAGAAGATGCTGCCTACATGGATATTTCATCAACCATGATCCAGGGAGTTACAGAAGAAAAGAATGCACTGTTCCAGATAGATCTTCATGGCGGAGACTTTATTGATCAATACAAGATGGTCTCTGGGCTAGATGAATACGAGACACTCTTTGACCAGGATGAGGAGTATGCAGGTGGTGGAGGTTTGCTTATTGTAGCATCACCGGACAATCTCGATCTATCCAAATATACTGCAGGCGTTCATACGATAGTCAGAGGAACGATTTATGCAAAATATGTCTTTGATACTACCGATGTTGAGTGCACGACAACAGATCAAAACATTACGATCGTCAAAAGCACAGAAGCATCTATGACTGTTTTCGAAGTAATTTTTCGATTTGGTCATCAGGTTTATGGCCCGCCGTGGCTGTCGCCTGAGATCAATAAACAAATTAGTGCTCGAATAGTGACATTTAATATAAATGGCACGTATAACAGCAGCTCAATAATCCCATTTATTCGCAACAATAGGTTTGAAGTTCAGATAGATGAAACAGATGAGAATCTCTGGGATATTGGGATCAAATTCAGCGATATCACTTACGATATTACAATCAAAAGCTCGACATTGACTCTGGGAACAACTGAGGAGGACAGAGCTGCTTTCACCGGAACAGTTGGTGCAGGGCTATATGCTAAGACTTTAGGGCAGTTGTCGATTGGAACATATAACGAAGATCTGAGTGAATATGATCCTCTTCTTTCAATAGGAAACGGATCCAGTGCAGGAGATAGATCCACAGCATTTACGGTTCTTGCCGATGGCAGGGTGTTCTTAGGAATAGATGTGATCATAGATCCAGTATCCGGTTATGCAACGGGAGAATTTGGAGACCTGTATAATGCGATGCTAAATAATGGTTGGGACGATGCAATTGGGATCTGGCAGCCTGGTACAGGTTATGTACCGCATGGTCCTGCAACTGAGATAGACATAGGAGGGGGAGATGGAGAATGATGGAACAGATTAATTTACTTATGCTGCTTCAATATTTAATTCTTGCGCAGAGTGATATGCCTACAATTTATGAATCCACGAGTGCTCCTACCCCGGATGATGGGGAAGATGGTGACATCTGGATCCAGTATACATAATAGGGAGGTGATTCTATGGGTTCCGCAGATGGGCCAACCAGAACACCTAAAAATAGCTCTTATAAATCGAGAAAATGGCATTCGCATATTGATTGGAGTGTTTCATATCCGAGTGCTACAACAGCGACAATCTCTGTAACACTATATTTCCAGGGAGTAAAAAGCACATGGGGCCAAGTTGGTAAATATGTTTCTGGTGCAATTTCCATAGGCGGGGTGCAGGTTGCTTCATTCGCCGCAGGTAGTCAAAGCTGGTTGTTTTCGAATATGACCTCGAAGCAGGTGCTGACTGGATCAAGAACAATTACCAGAACAACAGCAACTCAGAACATAGCAGTCTCTGGGTGGGTCAATATTGCATCAGCATCTGCATATGATAGTTCTGCTGGGGCTTCTACTGCTAGTGGTACACAGGCAGTTTCGGCAAAAACCTCATATACCGTATCTTATGACGGGAATGGTAGTACGAGTGGCTCCACAGCATCACAGACTAAATGGTATGGTACAAACCTTACTTTACAGGCTAATGGATTCAAAAGAACTGGATATGACTTTATTGAGTGGAATACTGCGAGTAATGGAAGTGGGACATCATACAAACCAGGTGGCGTATATTCAGCAAATGCTGCTGTTAAGCTGTATGCTATCTGGAAACGAAAACCAATAAATAAAAAGATCAATGGAATCTGGCACTCAGGGATCGCTCATGTAAAGGTAAATGGAACCTGGAAAGCAGCGTCAAACGTATATGTGAAAATCAATGGAGTGTGGCGAAAATAATAACGATTGGGAGGAATCATGCTTACTTACTTTTTAACAGGATGGATGCTTGGCATCGTGACCGCTGGTGCAGCGGCCTTTTTTATTTATGAACTTATTGATCTGATGGTGGCTTTCAAGAGAACTCCGCCAACGAAAGATGAATGGAAGGTGATGTAAATGACTGGGACTATTGCAGGAATCATTATTGCGATATTTGCATCTTCAGGCTTCTGGCAGCTTGTGATCTACAAGGTGCAAAGCAGAGACAGAAGGAAGAATGCATCGGAGCAGGCTCTTAAGTTTTTACTGCGCCAGGACCTTTTTGCAAGATGCGACTACTGGCTGGACAAGGACCATATCCCTATAAACGAGTGGACATCAATTGTGCAGGAGCATGAGATATATCACGAGCTAGGCGGGAACGGAGATCTTAAAGAACGCATGGACGCTCTTGATGAGAAGCAGAAAACGATTAGTTAGGAGGTAAAAACTATGGACATCACACTTATA